AGCACTTCTGGATCCGAAGAACTCGCCCACTCGAGATATTCCGCACCCGACCAAGATCAGATGCCTCATACCTTGAGAATGGGTGGGGTAATTTTCTCCAGCGCTCAGTCAATGTGCATGGCCTTGATGTGGTCCAGGAGGTATTCCTTCCTCCCGCTCTCCGCGTTCTCGACGATACGAAGCTTCGTCGTGTGACGGGCGTAGTAGTACCGCTTGTTCTTCTCCTCATCCTGGAAGACGAAGAAAAGGACACCCTTCGCGATCTCCTGAACCCTGATCAGCTTCATAGGTACGCCCGAAACCGTCACATCCAGGATAGCATCGGCTCGGAGAGTCTGCTTGATCTCCTCGAGGTCCTTGATTTCCTGAGTCGGGTCGTCAAGAGACCAGGAACCCGAGATGGGGTTGTAGAGGAACTTCTGGTCCCGGTTGAAGTTGAGCCGGGTCATGAAGTCACTGTCCCGACGCTTGAGGTAGATGAACCATCCCGTCTCCGCCGAAGCGAGATCCAGTCCCATAACAGTCCAGGACTGGTTATTGTGAGTGAAAGCGACCGGGGTCATCTTCCGGAACGTCTGATCGATGTACAGATCCTCGAAGTTGTTGATGCTGAATCGCTTGGTGTTTCCCATAATATTCTCCTCAGAAATAACGGATCGTGTCATCGACCCACTCGACATTCTCGAGAACCCAGTCGTAAGTCTGGTGACCCTTCTCGTTAGTCATGGTGTACCGAGTGAACTTGGACTTCTGCGCGTCCGACATGCGGAAGGTGTACCAGTGCCCAGTCTCCAGCTCAGCGGTAATCCACAGATCGGTCGAGCCAGGAACCCGCATGAACGACTTGACGTGATACTGACGGGACTCATAGAAGAACGGAGCAGGCTTACCCTCACGAGCAGCCCAGTAGTCGTAGTACTCCTTGGCGTTGTAGATCTTCCGCTCCTCAGCGAGGAAGAGAACTGACCCGTTGCTCATCAGATCGCCGTTCTTAATCCGCATCTTGGTGATGAGACCCTCAGCGTTCGTCATATACATGATCCACTGGTCATCGCAAGTGGGCTTGAACTCGGTGATGAAGAGGTCCTTGTTTCGGTAGATGAACGTGGGGAGCATAACCCCATCCGTTTGCTTGAGCTTAGCAAGATACTGCATACGAAGCTCGTAGATGTCAACGGGACCCTCGTCAACCTTGATAAGAGTGATCATTTTGCGCTCCTTTTAATGCGTCGTGGGATGTCGTACTCGTCGAGAATGTAGTCCATGAATGCGAAGAGATCCTTCTCGATCTCATCCGCGAGCTCTCGGTTTCGGACCTGAGAGACGTCAACGATGAAGCGATAGCTGTTGTTCGCAGTACGCTTCTCAAGATGAACAGAACACCGTGGCGTACGACGACGCTCCGGGTTCTTGATGTAGTCGAGCACGATCTCTCGACCAGGCTTAAGATCCGGGTTTGGATACAGAGTCTCTCGAGGCTCCTTACCCTCAGCTCGATCTCGCTTACGAGCTTCAGAGAGGGCCTTCTTCTCGAACTCCTCTGATTCCTTGACCGCCTTCAGAATATCATCAGCACTGACGATAAGTCGGCTAGCCACGTGTGTCCTTTCTATAAGTGAGAGACCCCGGGGCCCTTTTACAGACCCCGGGGTATAAAAATCAGCCTCGCCGCATCTCCCGAATGAAGATCCAGATCAGCCAGAATCCTCCAGTCACCGAGACCATGAAGACGTCAAACAGGAAGTTGAAGAATCCGTAGCGTCGCATCAGGCAGCCACCTCCTCATCGTACTTGGCGTCCAGCGGGTCCTCGGCGATAGTGACATACATGGTACCCAAATATGCCTTCACGCCGGAGTTCCCATTGACCTCCCAGACATAGGGGTTGATCGTGAGGTCCACGTTAAGGATCTCGACGTAATCCAGAGAGTTGACGGTCTGCTCGTTGATGAACACCTTCCGTCGAGTAAGGTTCGGAATGCAGACGATCTTCGGAGGACGGGCCCGGTAGGACACCTCCACCTTGAGATAGTGTGTGATGGCATCCGGGTCATTCCGAGACTCCCGGGTCTTCAGGTTCCAGTTGTCAGCCTCGAGGGCCTCAACCATGTCCTCGGGGATCTCAACGCAGAAGGTACGCTTTGTACCACCAGCGTAAGGACCCTCCGCGGAGAAGTCCTTGAAGAAGATGCGTGCGTTCTCGATAGTCAGGTTGCCAAGTCGTGCCATTGTATGCTCCTTAAATATCAGGCTCGGAAATCGGGGTGGACGTTTGAAGGATCTCCCTGTGCAATCTCAAGCACTCGGGAAATGAATCGTGTGAGATTCTTCTTCTGGCGGCACTTGAACAGGATGGTACGGATTCCACCTGCGAAGTTGATATCCGCGTAGACGATGTTCAGCCCCTTGTAGAAACTGACCTCCGTGTCATCCGGAAGATCGAAGTGCATCTGGTGACTATACTTACCAACCCATGAGGGCTTGACGTTGCTTCGCTTGTCGATATACTCCTCAAGCTTGACGTCTTCGAACTCGTAGGCCTCCTCGTTCAGGTCACCATTGAGGTCGAAGTAGTCAATGACACTGGGGTTCTTCTTACTCACGCGATCCACTCGTCCTTAAGGTCTATCTTGTCGTGCATTACCTGCCTGAGGAATTCACAGGCGATCTGGTACTCACGGTTGTTGTAAATATAGATGGGCTTGATGGTGATGTCCTCGTCGTGGAGGAATACCCGCATCACGATGATCCGGTGAATGGGATCGTAGGTGACGATGAAGCTGTCCCCGTTCTTGAGCTGGTACTCAATGATGTCGGGTGCGTTACAGATGACGAGAATATCATCAACGTCATTCTTCTCACGGTACTCCACCCCTCGTCGGAATGCCTCAAAACAGTCCTTGAGCTCAATGAACTCGGTATCGATCCGAAGATGGGTATCGTGGGCGACAATCTTTCCTGGCATGTGTGCTCCTTTCAGAAAGACCTATATCCCAGGTTCGGGATATAGGGTTAGAGATCAGTCTTCGATCTCGACGTGGTCTCGAGCTTCCTGTACGGCCTTGACGGTCGCATCGAACTGCAGCTCCACTTCGCGGGCAACGATTGCACTAGCAGCAACACCAGTGCCCACCGAACCGAACCAAAGGAGAATCTTAGCGATTCCATTTGCGTTCGAGACGATAGGCTTGGTAAGCTTGCTGGCAATCATACCAGCTCCAATGGAGGAGAGTCCGGAGATGATAATCTTGGCAACGGGCAGCATGAGTATTCCTTTCGAGTAGAGGGGTCTCATAATACCCTTAGTTTCTGACGCGGACCCCCGGGCCCTTTTTACAGACCCGGGGGCTTTTACACATCAGGTGTAGTTGTACCGGAAGCAGTTAGCGTCCTGCACGTGAATCCGAGTCCAGCCATGCCAGCGAGACCACGTCCACATCCAACGTCCACACATATCACTTCACCTCCTCGTAGTAAAGTCGAGAAATCGTCTTCCTGCTCGAGCCAGGCATAAATACCAGCTCGTTCAGGCCGTCATGGGTAAACATGTACGCAGTCCAGTGTACCCAGTTGAAACACAGGATCTTGCCGTCTCGGGGACAGGCGATTCGACAGTACCCCAGGTCATCCTTGAGGATGCGGGCATTCCAATACTTATTGACTCGCCCGTCCTGAGAATATACAGTCACCGTGAAGTGCTTGACGTTGACCCCGTAGATGATCGGGTCGTCGAGAACAGGGTCTCGATCCTTCTCAATCGATTGCTCTTTATACGGACCCCACTGGTTCTCGTACTCATCCATCGTTATCTCCGTCCCAGATGTATCCATCAAGCTCCAAGGGTGAAGGCCTCGAAGTCGCCGAATTCTCCCACCGCAGCCTTTGCAGCGTCAGCAAGACCTTCGAAGTAGTCCCAAGCGACGTACTCCTTCCAGTCGTCTGCGTGGGCTTCCTTGAAGGACTCGAACTGTACCCACCTGTAACCGGTACTGCCTGATGCGGCATGGTACGCACCATCTTTCTCGCGGAGAAGGATCCCGCCTCCACGGTTCACGGGGACAAAGGCGCCGGTCTTACCGACGAACTCCATCTCAGGGTTCTCTTCTGTTCCGTTGTTGAGGTACAGAGCGGTGGTGACGCTCTTAGTTTCCGCCACGTCTCGGATATCCAGCTCCTCCTTCGAGAAGAGCTCCTTGAAGACGTAGGGGTGCTGGAACTGGGCGCCGGTAGCACTCCAGTGTCCGTCCTCGTAATCGACATAGACGGCCTTGTTCACGAGACACATACGGTCGTAAGTAGCCTCGTGCTCGAAGGTGTAGCCGTACTTCTTGCCGAACTCCATGACCTTCTCGATGATCTCGGGAGTAGCCCTCGGGATCTTGATCGAGTCGGTCTTGATGTGCGCAACGTCGAAGCCCTGCTCCTGGACGAAGTGCTTCAGATCCACCATGAACAGAGAGCCACGCTTGGCGACAATGTTGTCCACATTGCGGGGGTCCTTGAAGGCGTTGGGGAACTTTGCCGCAGTGAGACCGTACACCGAGTTGATGACGATCTTGAGAGCGAAGGCCAGTGCCTCATAGTCGACTCCCTCTTCAAGGAATGGCTTGAGTGCTCCGTCCAGAAGAGATCCGGCTAGCTTGTCGTCATGGTGCTTGATGGCGACTCGGGCTTGCTTGATCTCGCTGAAACGCTTAGTGTATCGGTCTCCGAAGAGGTTGAGACACTCGATTGAAGTGGGATGCATGCTCGCAACGTCGAGAAGGGCGACGTCGACGTAGATTCCTGGCTCGGCGTGGACGTATCCGCCCTCACCGACCTCCTCCCCACGATAGGTAGACTTGCCGAAAGCGTACTGATAGCCAGGGAATTGCTCACTGAGATCGGTGTAAACGAATTCATCCTGTGGGTTCCTGTTCTTCCCGAAGATGATGAACTGACTGTGCTTGTTGGTCGTGTCATTAGGAGTCAGACCAGAAAGCTCGGCAAGCATAAGGCGGGCCTGCCAATCCGCATGGAGGTGGTTGAATACCTCCTCAGTTGCGATAACATCGTTATCACAGTAGGCTGCAACTTCCTCCCAACAATCCTCAGGAACGTTCTCGTCCCAAGGAATGCCAAGCTCCTGGTGGTGCAGACCAAGCTCGATCTCCCACTTCTTGAGAGACATCTTTGTGGCTGCGAAGTCGTACACATCAGTGTAAGACAGGTTGTATGCCTCAACGAACCCAGCTGTGACGCTGTTCTCGATGATCCTCTTGCTCAAGTCGTACAGCTTGGCGTTGGTGAATCCCAGCGTACGAGCGTAGAGAATATGGTTGTCATACTTACGGCAGTTGAAGCCGACAAGCCGCATCTCGCAGAGGGCCTCGATCTCCTCGGGGGTGGGGTTAATCATCCGATGTACCGTCGGATTACCCTTCACCTTCCAGTTCACGAGGAACAGGTTCGGGAACACCTCACAGTCGAAGAACACCAGCTCACCAGTCGGGAATCCTACGGACTTCTCCTCAGGATCCTCGTTGGTGAACGGCATCTCCATCACGGTCTTGATTGCTGCCTCAGACTGATGCGTCGAGTTCATAGCGAATGCCAGCACACGAGGCTTCATGTCCTTGACGTCATATACCATCCCCTGTTCCTTAGCGTCACGGAGGATCTTGGCAATGAAATCGATCGAGGGCTTGGTCGAGGGATGGATCTCCTTCCGAAGGTTGCGCTCAATAAGCTCCCTGACCTTCTTCTCGTTGGCCATGGTGGTCTTGTTGATCACTTTCTTCTCCTTAAACGGTAGCCCTTCTGAAATATGAGCCACCGGGATATTGTTGCAGTGGGTGACCTTTCTCCTCAGAGAGGAATCACCTGTGAAGACCTTGATCTCAATGTCTTCGTCGTAGAGCCTCGCCAGTTCGGAAGGGTCTCCGTCGTAGATGTAGTGGAGGTGAACTCCATTACCACCTTGACTGGTCTCGGCGTAGGTAGGGGGCCATTCCGAGGCGGCCTGTAGGTTTCGATTAAGGTCCTTCCTACCGTCCGTCTTGATATCAAAGTCGATGACGATGTGGTTCTCTGGGACTTTGACGTAGTGGACTTCATGAGTATCTATCTCACGAAGAGTGGTTCGAACGTTTGCCCATCGGAACTGCGGAGTCCCATGGTCTCCGGCTCTTTGGGCTGGACAGTCCGCCAGAACGTCGTCGAGAAGGGACTCGGAGTAGTCGAGGGCCAGTGAATATGGCTCCTCTGGAGAAGCCTCGAGTTCGGCAGGATCCAGTAAGTAATCCCTGAAGCCGGAATAGACACTGCGTAGTCTATTGCCGTCATGCTGTACACGTGAATGAAACTCGTCAAAGTAATCTTTGAGCTCTTCGCGGAAGATGTATCGGCTCTTCGGGTACGGGATATTACTCTCACTACAGTACTCCTTATACAGCTTGTATGCCATGGTGAGACTAACGTACTTCTCTTCCTTGAAGAGGAGGTAGTTCTCCTCAACAAAGTTGTATAGCACATTGGTCTTCATCATCATGTCCTGTGGCTTATAAGCGTCGTAGTAGTGCTTTCCAAGACTCCTATAAACCCCAAGACAGTGATTAGCGATCCTACCAAGCTCGTCACGGATCTGCGTCATCAGTGTCTGATACTCGTCAGCCCCCACGGTTTGTCCGGTGGGGGAGATGTCAATCAATCGACGGATAATACCAGACTTAGAGTCTGTGATCTTGACTGGCTTGTTCGTGCCAATGAAGAGGAGGGCGTTGATTCGCTTGGGGTAGCGCTTCACACCCTTCTCGTTGATCAGGATCGTCTCATGGGCAACCACGCTGTTAAGAAGGCCATTAGTTTCGATACGAGAGAGGTCTCCATCCTGATCGATGGCCACGAGCGAACTCTTACCGAGGGTACTTGTAGCAAACTGATCTGACTTGGATCCAAGAGCTCCTGCATCGAATGTAGTTGTATAGCCTTGGAATAGAAGCTCCAGAATATTGAGGATCGTTGACTTTCCCGAACCCGGGGGACCATATAGGACGGCAAACTTCTGAATCCTCTTAGAGTCGCCAGCCACGATGGAGCCGATGAGCCACTCAAGCTTTCGTCGAGCATCCTCATCATATAGAGTTCCAACGAGAGATCCCCAAGCGACCGGCTCGCCCTCCTCGAGAGAGTATGGAAGTCTTGCAGTGGCATAGTCTTCCTTTCTAGGAGTACTGTCTGCAAATATGAGTTTGCTGTTAAGCTCCTGCCCGTTATCAGGTAACCTGGACTTCCAAGTCTGGAAGCTGGTCCATAGTCCAGTGTTGTAATTGGACATAGTTTTCACAACGGTCTCGATCTGACCCTTGTGGTTCTTCTGGTGCTCGAAGAGGGACCGGTCTACAAACGTAGCGACGTCAAACTCGTCTGTAGACCAGAGTCCCTTCTCCTCATCCCAGATTGCCTGGAAGTCTCGCCCCTGAATGAGAATATCCCTCGACCTACCGACGAGGAACTCAGGGTAGATTTCCACCTTTCCACTCTTTGTGGTACGCTCGCAGATTCGGTAGAAATCCATGAGTCTCCTTTACAAGTAATGTTCATTTGCGTAGGCGTTCATCTGGGCCCAGAGTTCTGCCTTACGCATATCGCGTGCGCCATGTAGCGGGATTGCACGAAGAGGGAACATGGATCCGTGTCCCAGCTTAGTGTAATCCCTTGAGTTGATCCGCTCAAGGATAGAGTCGACTTCCTCCTCGTGGCGGGGGTTGAACAGTACCTCATCGGTGTAGTCGTAGAGGCCACAGTTCTTCACCATCTCCCAGAAGTACCATTCCAGAGAATATGGTGTGTCATCATCCTCGAGCATCATGTCCATACGCTCGGCCAAAGCGATAAACATCTCGAGCATGGAGCAAGACTGCTCGTTAAGCCAGACGTAGGACACGTCAGGGTTCTCCCGAGTGAATGCCCTACGAAGATCAATACCATCCTGTGCACGGTTGATGTCGTTCGCGATCTCGACTCGGAACGGCGTCTGGTGCATGATCTCGAGCAGGCTCATGAACGACTCCTCGGGACACTCAGCCTTGCGAGTATCCCCGGTTCGATCACAAAGCCACTCGAAATATGAGTTATCCGGTGCCGCCTCGATCATTACTCGTCCTCGTAATACTCAACCCCGAGAACCGAGTGCTCGTACGAGTCGTCGAGAAGAGTTATCTCGAAGTCCGCGTGGCGGCTCATGCTTCGGACATAGATGATGGAATCGGAGGCAGACACACCGCTTATGATATTGTCAAACCAGGACGTGTCTTGCATGGGAACGCCACGGTTGTCAGCGAATACGTCGTCCTCCATGTAGTACGTGAGCTCGACATGCTCCTGATGACCCTTAGCCCGATACTCCTCTTCGGTGATCTGGTAGGCCTCGAAGTGCTGCCGATCCATCGTACGCTTGGTTACTTCCTCCTGGTCGGGATCTTCCACAGGAGTCGGAGAGTAGTCCACAGCAACGCTCGGTACCACCGGCTCAGGATCGGGTTCGCGATCCTCTGGATCAGGGCCATCTCCCACTCGCTCTTTGTGCTTCGCTTCAGCAATTTCTGCAAGCTCCTTGTTGATCTCGATTGTGGCTTCCTGGAAGTCCTGCTCGAACTTGCGAGCAAGAACGAAATATACGCCAAGGCCGCCTGTGACAGCCCCGGCTGCGAAATATGCGATCTTGTCAAGCATGGTCACCTCAGATCTTGTCGTACATCACGCCGTCGACGTTGAAGTCCAGCGCCCATTTGGTGACGGTACGGCCGTTCTTGTCCTCGCCCTCGAAAGTACCCTCGAAGATGTTGAAGTCGACGAAGTCGTCGCCGTTACCCTTGACCCAGCCAGTCACAGCGCCAGCGGGAGTGTGGGGGAACCCGAGCATCTTGTAGACCTCGTTGAGGAAGATGTGCCCACGAGTCTGCAGAATATCATTCGCGTACTGCTGCTGGCACTTGAGGTGGAGCATAGACAGGTCCTCGTCAGCGGACCAGTTGATGTTCTCGTCATCGAAGATAACGCCATAGGGCGAGACACTGTCGACAGCGGAGATCGCCTCGAGAGTCATCTCATCCTTGGTGAGGTCCTCGTCAGCGACAGACACGAGCGCGTCAATCACCGCATCCTTACCGAACTTGGACTCGACCTTCTTCTTGTAAGTCTTGAAGGCCTGGTCAACAGCAGCGTAAGCAGCAGCCAGAGAGGCATTCCGCTTGAGCATGATGCCGTGCCCAGTCACCAGAGAGGCAATAGAGGCGGCACCGAGAATAAGGGCGGGGGCATAAAGCTTCGCCAGCTTGGTCGTCATTCGGGTGTAGAGGATAACCTTGTCCCGAGTGGCGTCCTTGTCAGTGAGCTTGCCGTCCTCGTGGGCCTCGTGGACCTTGACGAGAAGGGCGGTCTCCTCAGCCAGAGTCTCCTCAACCTTGAGAGTTGCCTTGGAGGCTAGAACTGTGGTACCGATGAAGCCGACAGTACCGGCTGCAGTCAGAATAGTGGGGGCGTGCTTGCTGAGAACCAGTCCTGCGCGTCCAGCGAGGCGGGTGACAATTCCGAGATTCATTTGATACGTCCTGCTTTCTTGAGTCGAAGATAGATAGCGATTGCCTGGTCGTCTTCCATGCGTTCAACACGGCGACGCCACTTGTCTGAGAATGGATAGGCGGCGATAAGCTCAAGCCGCACTTGCTGAGGATTCATCGTGCATTGATGTGGTCAGGTTTCGGGAGCTGAAGCATGTAGCCCCTACGACTCCTAACTACCGACATGTACCGGGCCGAAGTCCAGCCCCAGTTCTCGTCAGTGTATTCGGTAGTGATACCGCAGAGATCGTAGAGGTCGGCGACGGTGGCAAGACCGTACTCCTCGATGATGTCGCCAAGTCGGTCGATAACGAGATAAGCTTCATCTCGGGACTCGAGCTCGATCTCTGAGAAATCATGGTATCGACGTGTACGAGGAGAAGCGTCTCGGCGATTGCCTGGTGCTGAGCCTGGTCGAGAATATGATCCGTATGAGACACGGGACCCCCCGGACGAGCTGCGAGCTCGAGGAGAAGACTCTCCGAAGAGGAGACGTTCGATGCCCTGACTGACCAGATCCGAGAGTGTGTTCTTGATAGCAGGGATAGTAACATCGTAGAGTAGATACTCGCCGACATTGTGGATATCCTCTCCGACGAAAGCTGAAATCGCCTTCGTCCCGAAGTTGGCCTTCTTCTTGGTGACGGTGGCAGTGGTGACCTGCTCAACCTTCTTGCGCTCGGGGAGCTTGCTGTTGGACGGGAGGTTAGGACGAATCGGTGCGTTAGCCAAGGTGGCCCCTTTCAAGGAGGTGGGGGCCCCAGATTTCCCCAGGGCCCCCAAATATGGATCAGAGGTTGTTGAGCTCGGTCTCCTTGAGCTTGTCGTCGAGCTCCTTGTACTTGGGATCCTGCTGCACCTGCTTCATGATCTTCTCAGGCAGGATGCCGTTGTAGAACTCACGGACGAGAGCCGGGTTGTCCATGAGCTGGTCGAAGAGCTCCTCGTACTCCGGCGAGTTGAGGAAGGACTCCTTAATCTGCTCGGACTTGACGAAGCGCTCGCCCTGGCGCTCACCATACGAGGTACCGATGAGGTCGTCGAAGAACTTCATCATGGTGTACAGGTCCTCGTTGTCGATAGCGGCCTGGAGCCACTTCTCGAAGTTGGTCACATTGTCGTACCGCTTGATGAAGTCAAACATCTCACGGCGAGACATGTGGAAGTAGAGCTTCTTGGTGGTGGGCTCGTCATCGAAGATACCACGGACGCGGATGATGTGAGAGAACATTGATGGTTTCCTTTCAGTTGATCTTGAAGTAGTTTTCCTTGGGGGCGACTAGAAAGTCGACCGTAAGTACTGGCTCACCCTTTTCAGTGAGCTGAGAACCAAACTCGACGGAGAGGGAGTTCGGTTCGGACCATCCAACCAGTTCACCGGCTGCAATGGGTGGAAGTCCAAGGCCGTTGTAGAACTCGTTGAGGGAAGCGTAGCACTCAAGGTTGAGCTGCCCATTAATGTTGTTCTCGACTCGGCGGATTGACTCGATGTCGGACTTAAAATACCGCCCCGAGAAGATGTCATAGCAGAGAACGTCCCCTCCCCCGGCCACAAGAATAGTTCCGGGATGTGGTTCGCCAGCTGCTGATACCGATTTCTCTGCAACGCGGGCCTTAATCTTCTCGCGGTCCTTCGGCTTAACCACGTCCGCCACCGCTTCTCGATATCGCTTAAACGCCGCCTCCGAACCTGTGTAAGCCAGTGCGAACGCCGCTCCACGAGAGTACTGAATACGATTCGCCGCGATGATCGATACCAGAGTGCATACGCCTGCGATGGCCGGGGGAATATATACTCGATACGATACTGCGAACTTCTCCTTCCACGAGAGGTCTTCGGGTGAACGAAGATTGGCTTCACAGTAGTCTGCGATCTTCTCGACTGCGAGCGTAGTAGACTTCGCTGTGAGTACGGCCGTAGCAACGGTCCCGACGCATGCCGAGGCCGTGAGAATAGCCGGAGCGTTTGCCTTGAAGAATTGCGTAACACCGTTCGCATTGATCACTTTTCCTCCTTGCTCATTCGGATGTTGATCTTGTCTTCGCCAAGACCCGGGAATGTCGTACGGGAGATCTCGAGCTTGCTCAGGTGTGCCGCAACCTCCATACGGATGAGCGACTCGATGTCCTTACGAGTTAGGACTCCCTGATGCTTGATGGTTCGATCGATCTCCCGCCTGAGGTCAGACGTGATCACGAAGTCCCCACGAGGGCCACGCTCACCGGGTTCTCCCTTAGGTCCAGGCGGCCCCTGAATAACCTTGACCTTACACCACTCTGACTTGAAGATGTAGGTGAAGACTCGGACGATTAGGGTCATGATGTTGATCCAGAGGATGACGATAGAAATCGCCCCGAGAATATACAGGGTCCACCAGATAATGCTCACTTGTGCTTCCTTTCAACTCGCTTGAGGCGGGGCTTCAGTTTGTAGTTCTGCGGATTGTTGATGCAATCCAGGATATAATCCGGCGTAAACTCCCAAACACCATTCTCCCGAGGGTAGTGCCGGAAATCGATGGAGTCGGCAGCCATTCGGCGCAGATACTCCCGTCGGTCGTCTCCTCGTGAATATGCGCGAGCCTCTCCGGTTGCTCCATCAACACCGAGGTAGAGTACGGACAGAGCGTCTCCGACGACGATGTCTGCGTGCTTTGCCAGGAGCTCCATAACTCCTCCGGGTGTGAGGATGACGCAGCGGTTCGTCTTGGATGCAGATCGGACCAGTTCGTCTCGAGGAACACCATACCGCCAGCCTCGGAAGGTCTCGACGCAAAGGAGGTCGCCCCGTACTTCCCATTCAGCAAAGCTTTGATCTTTGAGGAAGTAGTAGGAAGATAGGTCCTCTCCCACACGCTTAGGTCGGGTCGTTGCAGTGCGTACTGCATGGTATCCCTCATTCTCAACCAGCTCCTTCTGGAATGTAGACTTGCCTGAACAACTCGGACCAAGAAGTACGACTAGCATTTCACTCCGCCGAGATTGTGTAGAGGATGACTGTGATTGCACAGAGAAGGAATCCGATCGCCGTCATGACAAGCTTAGCCATGAATGAGACGGGAGTAAGCCATACAAGCCAGGTTGCAAAAGCGACGGCTCCGAAGACGATCAGGAAGATGAGACTGATCAGGATGTAGTAGATAGGCGGTTCCTCGAACATGGTGTGCTCCTTTCTAGCTCGAGAAAAGCCTATACCCCAAGTCGGGGTATAGTGCTGAATTACCAGCGGTTGATCTTACGATCACGGCGCGCGATGAAACGCTGCTGAACACCAACAACGTGCTTCATCCGGCTGTTCGCACCCCTGCCGATAAAGCAGGAGGCGAGAACAATTCCGAGGATGAAAACAGCGCTCTTGATGACAGAAACGATGATGCGAGTCATGAGGGTGGTCCTTTCAAACGGAGTGGTTTCAATATAGGACCGGTTTTTTTCGCGGGCTACTTCATCTTCTTTCGAATATCACGAAGCTCAAGCCAGATAAGCAGCAGTAGGCCATAGATACCAAGCCACTGTCCGAATTCCATATACGCTCCTTAGAAAAGCCTATATCCCAGGTCGGGATATAGGATGAGGTCTCAGTCGGTCTCTTCAGAGGCTTCGATCTCGTCGATCTCATCGAGGTCGTCGTGCTCAAGCTCTTCGGGCTCGTCCGTGTCCGGAACCGAGCGGAACGCCATGAGGGTGAGAGCGGTACCGGCTGCGAATACAGCGGCGCCAGCAATCAACTTCTTGGAGTTGCGCTTGATAGCGGGCAGGACAGCGTCCTTGTTGAACTTGAACTCGACGATCTTCTCGTTGGTCTCAACGGAGTTGTCGTGGGTCTCAGTCATGAGGGTTTCCTTTCAAATAGAGGGGTCTCATATAAGGCATGGTTTTTCTCGCGGAAAGCCTATACCCCAAGTCGGGGCATAGGTGTGGGATCAGTGGATGTTGGCGAGAGCCTGTTCCACCATCGCGTTCCACTCGTCGTCAGTCATCGTCTCAGCACGCAGCTTTGCGTTCTCATTCTCGAGCTTCCACACACGGTTCCTAAGAGTGTAGGATGTGTGCTTCTGCTCTTCGTGAGCAACGGCAAAGAAGATGCTGAGGATGGTAACGAGGATAAGGGCGATGTAGAGCATGGTCTTTCCTTTCGTAGGATCTTCAATATAGGACAGGTTCTTCTTGCGAAAAAAGATAAGCCTAGATCCCATGGCGGGATCTTTGGCTGGAAGGTGGTAGGATCAGAAGTTCCAGGTCTTCTTCTTGCCAACCATCTCGGCGACAATCAGCATGGTGCCGATGACGACGAAGGGGGCGATGACAAGAGCGAGGAGGGTGGTCATTGTGGTTCCTTTCTAAGGGTCTTCAATATACGGTGTGTTAATCCTGCGACTCCTGTTACTGGTGTGGTTAAGCAAAAAAAGATAAGCCTAGATCCCATGGCGGGATCTAGAACTGTGTCAGAGGTAGTAGTGGTCGTACTGCTCAGAGCTCAGTCCAGTGGCAGCAAGCTCCTCGGCGTAGTCGAGGGCGGCCTGTGCAGCGGCGGGAGAGAGGTTCATGAGAGTGTCCTTTCTATGACGGGTTTCAATATAGAGACCGTTTTTTACGCGAGCAAAAAAAGATAAGCCAAGCCCCCCATGCGTATAGCACAGGGGGCCTGACGAATCTCAGAAGGGTTTAACCTTCATGATCAAACCGAACGCCTTCGAGCTGACGACTGCAAGTCGCTCGTACTGGAGGACGGCTACGATACCAGCCAGAGAGGTAGCTGCACCGAGAATTGCGTCTTTGCTGAGCTTCTTGCTCTCGCCAAGGGCTTTGGCTTTTGCAAGAGTCTCGACATTTCGAGCAATTGTGGTGTAGTCCTCACTAGAGGGATCGTGAAGCTCGGCCTCCTTCAGAGCAGCTTCAATTGTCTGCTGAATGGGGTCAGGGTTCTTCATGGATGGGCTCCTTTCTAGGGGTTCATTATACCGCAGGTTTTTCTCGCTTAGACCTGCTTGACGTCCAGCGTCACCTTCCCATTCCGGAGCATCTCGGCGACCCCCTGGTCGAAGGTGGCGTGGATCCCCTGGTCCTCGGACACGTGAAGGGCTCCGGAGGGCTGGGTGCCCTGGTACTTGGTGGAGCTCACACCGAGAAGCACACCCAGGAAGGTGTCGATTGCGGCGATCGTACCAGCGACCTCAGTCGGGTGAGGAAGGTGCCACAGGGCCGCCAGCGTGAGGTAGAGCGCAGAGGTAGCCGGAAGGGCGACCAGCGCAACCCACTTGAGGATGTCGTAGGACTTGTTGTTCAACTTGCTCTCCTGAAGGTGCTTAGCCATTGGTTTTCCTCTTTGCCGGGGGTCTAGGGGTGGGGACGACGGGAAGATTCTTTACCTCATTCACTATCTTCTCAGCAAGCCCATTCCCCCCGAACTCGGAATATGGCTCTACTAGATACTTCATGAAGTCCTCATACTCGTCGAGGGTGAGAAATCCTCGATGAAGATAGGTCTTCCCGACATATACAATCCGGTCATGGGCCATTCCGAGCAGAAGCCTTGATGTGGCGGACTTCCGCTCACTGCGCTTCATAATCCAAGCCCACATCCCGGAAGATCCCAGTACTGACAAGAATATCGCAAGAACGATATCAAGCAGTGGGTTGAATCCGAAGTGCTGCATGTTAACCGATCGCTAGATAGGGACGGACCCCGAGGGAGTAGTTAATCGGGGCGTGGGAGAACTGACCCGTGGACTTCATGTAGACTGCAGTCTGAGCCGAAGCTCGCTCACGAAGCCAGTATTCCTCCTCAATGTTAACAAGGGCGGGGTTGAGCCTGAAGGCGGGGAACTGGTTGTGGTGCATACCCTTGGCGAGGGGATCGTTGAAGATCGACGTTCCCCAGAGCATGGCCTCGTCCATGATATTGATGTGCGGGTTATACCAGCGCCAATCCCTGACTGCGCCGTTACCATCGTACCCAGTAGCGACTCGAGTCCATACGCCAACCATGTTGGATCGGTTGAACAGGGACTCAGCCATACGACTGGCCTGAGTCATGGTGGACTGGTTGAGAGTCGAGTCAACGTACGAGCGCTGGTCTGGAATAGTGGTAGACCAAGCCTCTCGGAACAAAGACCGGTCAGGGACTACCACAATGTGGTTCTGGCGGAATGGCGGCTCACCGATGTTCATGAAGTAGTTGAACGCAACGATTCGCCAAGTGGCACCGGAGTAGGTCCAGTAGTCGCCCAGGTACAGCCCCGAGAACGATCCGCTTCGAATCGCCTGGAGGTACGGAGTTACCGAGCTACCAAGAGATGCCCCTCGATAGATCGAGTTGTGGACACCGACGTTCGAGTCATTTAGCATCCCATAAACAGATCCCGAGTTTGTGAACTTCTCGTTGATCTGGGTAATCTTGAGCTCGGTACCAGCAACTCGTCCCTCGACGGCCTGGATACGATCGTTCTGATTCTTGTCGCTCACCTTGAGGTTGGCGACATCTGTCGAGGTGTTACCCCCAGCGTTAGCCAGCGCGTCTCGAACCGAGTCGAACCAGGTGTTGAACTCGCCCTGGAGCTTAGCCTGAAGGGAGTCCAGGTTGATCGTCTCGAGAGGGCCGCGAACATAAGGAGTGCGAGCACTACCCACAAGGTTGATGATGTTCTCGGCAACAATCTGTCGAGAGTTCTTAATGATCTTGATCTGGGCCAGAGCGAAGGTCTGTCGGTCACCGCTGTCCCCGACATTCGGAATCAGGGGTGTAACCGCAGGGGTACCCTGGACGACCTTAATCTTGGCGCCACGGACTGCCTTGGATCGGTCAACCTCGATACATACCAGGTCAATTCGGTCCAGCGTTGCGTGAGCACCAGTGATGGAGACCGTTTCATCACCCGAGTTCTCAACCCATCGGTTGTTCAGCCAGGCCTTACCGGCACCCACGTATACGGACATACCGTTGTTGGTGGGTCGAACTCGGAACTTGTCTCCCACGTTCGGGAAGACACCCGGTGCGATGATACCGTCGAAGAGCGATCCGAACTGGTCAGCATCGTATGTCCGGTCACCATTCACCGAGTTGTAGAAACCACTAGAAATGGCCATGCATTAATCCCTTTCTCGAGGAGCAATGACCTCTCCGGGGCCACCGCGAGTGAAGTCAATACGGAAGCCGTCACCATTCCACTTGGTACGAGACGACATTGAGATAGTGGGAACCCGAGAGAACCCACTACTGGACCAAGACTCAGTCATCTCAGTCAGCTGGCACTCAATTGGCTCTGCGTTGCTGCCCGAGGGGACGTAGTAGAAGATATCTCCGACATCGAAACCAGTACGGTACTCGACGTTGGAGAAGCTGTTGATCTTACCCGAGATCATCTTGAGTGGGGTATACTTCGGGAACATGGCGTCCAGAACCCAGAAGGGATACCACACCTCGCTCAGAGATGTGATATGCTTCCGCTGAAGATCAGTAAGCGCTTTCCAGTCCTTGATCGAGTAGGGCTTGTGGACCTGAGTATTATCCCACAAGACTTCTCGTCGAGTAATTGGATTCTCAGATCGCAGTGTGTGCGCCCGAGTGTGCGTGCTACCATCGGCAATCCACTTCAGATCCACATCTCCGGAGTCCCAGACCTCATAGATCGTACTCTTCTTATCGACAATGGAGTCCACTGACTCGAAGTCGGAGAAGTTGTCATTCTCCTGAGCGAGTGTGATCGTATTGATGAGATGCGGGGCAGTTACGTAACAGTGAATACCCTGGTTCTCGAGTTTGATCTTGTAGAATAGAGAATATCCGTTCGGCTTGCACGCTGACAAGACGTTCTTGAACATCTCAGCAATGGGTGCTCGGTCGTAGATGATCCACTTACCATCCTGGATCTTCTGCCCAGTGTCGTTGACGTAGGCCATTTGAGACACTCGAGTTTCCCGGTGGAAGTTGAAGTTATCGATCCTACGAGCAGCTTCTGCATCCTTCCCAAGATGCGCGTGGGCCAAGTTTTCAGCAGTCATCTGAGCATTGAACTGGCCATTCTTATCGGGCTCAATCCACTGCCTGTGAGGTAGGACTCTCCACTCAAACATCGACTCGAGAGAGCGCCCGGTATACTTGTGGAGGTAGACACCGTCATCCTCCTGCTTCACCGTAGCCGTCTCGATGACCATGGCGGTAGATGTGTCATCTCGAATAAACAGGTTCCCAAGACTGTACTCGTACCCGGGTTGATCCGAGTAGAGCTGGAGCTCGAACTGGCCGTAGTCATATGCCCGCTCAGTCCAGTTGAGGGAGTAGAAGTTATTCGGAACCTCAATCCAAGAATTGTAGTTATGAAGGAACGCGAAGAACAGCTGCATTAGATCCCCCTATAAAGCGTATCGTATTCCATAGAGACGTTCACATCGTCAACGCCTCCAGCATACTGAAGGGCGATCGTGTTGATTCCCGGATGCATCTGAATCCAGGTACTACCTGGAGCCAGAACGCCAGTGATGTATGACTTCCTTCCTCGAGCCTGGTGTGTAATAGACTTCTTACCAGGACGAGTGTCAACGACAATACTCTCTCCAGCATAGAAGTTTCCAGCTCGAGAGATGGACATTGTCTCGTTGAAAGTCGTATTACTCAGGATAAGGTTGCTGACCGTGCCGAGGAACTCAACGGTAATAGTAACACCAGCCGGGTAGTCACCAAGGTATCGGATATCCTTACCCGAGGAGTTGGTCATGTCACCGAACTTGAGCTTGTGGTTGTCCTGTGAGAAGAACGGGAACTCGAAGGTGGGTGTGTTGTCATTGAAGCCCACAACCTTCTGGATCTGAGTAGCGGAGGACTTCCAATACGGGTCCAGCCCAAGAAGGGAGACCTGGATCTCCTGCCGCTCAGAGAAGATGTTCGGCTCGACGGACTCGACGATGAAGTCGGAGTGCACGTTAAGCCAGTCGGTTGTCACACCGAGAGTAATGGTCTCCCCGACTCCGAAGTAGGAATATGTCTTGAGTCGGAGTTCCTGAATGTCGGTCCCCCAGGGGATCAGAGTCAGTACCACAGTACGAGTACCAACCCTGATCCCCTTAAGGAACGCTCCGTCCAGCAGGGCGAATCCATCGGTGCTGATGTCCGCCTTTACTGGCCCCAGACCAGTAATCTCCTTGACCGCGACCCCCGACTCATAGGGGTTCGTGATGTCGATGGTTAGACGATCCCCCGACTTTGTCGTGGACGAGATCTCTGAGATCATAGTGTCAACTTGTCCTTTGCCATTGCAAGCTGAGTGTTGGTGTTGCGGTAGATAGTAGCCGCATCCAGCGCCTCAGGCGAGTTGTTGGTCTGGTTGAAGGTGATGTTTGTAACACCATTTTGACTATTCTTGTCAGAATTGTCAACTGCGATCGGAGCGGGAGGCCGAGCTGCGTTAGCTGCCTGAGCTGTGACTCCGATGGCGGGCATGAAGTTGTTGATGCCCTTAGCCTGCTTCTGCATCTCGGTGAGGTCCAGAATAGGCTTGATTTCCGGCTTGAAGGATGGGTCGTCCTCGACAAGTTCATTGACCCCATCGAGAGCTGCGGACATTGCATCGTATGCAGCCTTGGACATGTTGTCTCCAGCCTCAGCGACGCGCTCACCAGTGTTCTCGATACCAATAGCCAGACCCTCTCCGACGTATCCACCGAGCTCCTTCATCAGTCGAGAAGGAGAGTGAATGCCGAAGAAGTTCTTGACTCGGTTGTAGCCATTCTTGGCTACAGATACCATCGACTCGCCGAAGCTCCAAGCCTTAGATGCAAGACCACCGGTCATACCATCGACAATAGCCCAAGCAATCTCTCGACCAACCTTATTGAATCGGTATGAGTACTTGTTAATGGCATCGCGAACACCCTCAAGCAGCTTTAGGACAGTCCACATACCCTTATCAATGATCTTGGGCCCATTCCTAGCAATACCATCCAGGAAGTTGAGGATGACGTTGGTGGCAGCGTCAATGACCTTGCCGATGTTGTCAGCAATTCCGTTCAGGAAGTTTGCAAGGATGGTAGCACCCTTCTCGCCGAACTCGTAGGCGTGGTTAGCCAGCTCGGTGAGCATCGCCTGGATAAGGATGAACAGCGCGGCCACAATGCCTGGGATGTTGGCATTGATAGCGTAAATCACTGCGCCGAGAAGCTGCGCCATAGCCACACCAATCTCTGGAGCCTTAGATCCCAGAGTGATGATGAAGTTAGCAATAGCATTAGCAAAGTCAATAGCTACCTGAGGTAGAATCGCCGCTAGCTGCTTCAGACCCTCGGTCAGTACTAGGAATGCCGCGGCACCTGTTGTGGCACAGATACCAAGGACTGCTGCAAAGGCTGCCATACCAATCGAGATTGGAAGCAGGGCCAGGCCTAGTGCGAGTAGTGCTGCGGTAAGAATAATCATGCCTACCGCAAAGTACTGAGCACCGGCTGCTGCCGCTACTAGAATCAGCATACCACCAGCAAGGGCGATAAGCCCGATCGCGAGCTGGGTCCAGGTGATTCCGGACAGGGTCTTCATAGCGGATGCCAGAGCTAGGAAGGCAATAGATGCAATTCCGAGAGCAATTGCCCCTTCCTTAAAGGCGTCCGCCGCAGCCATAGAGATGGCGAGGATAGCAAGACCTGCAGCCAGAGCAATTAGGCCCTTGGCCAGAGTCATTATATCCATGTTACCAAGGATTGCAACTGCCCCTGTCAGGACCAAGACCGCTGCTGACATAGCAATAATCGCCGCCGCGCCTCGAGCATTTGCTCGCCCAGCGACAGCCATTGCTACCGACAGCTCGAGAATGATCACACCAAGAGCAATAACTCCCTGCAGAAGCTTGCCAGTGTCCATCGTCCCAAGCATCCAGATGGCAGCTACAAGGATGTTGCAAGAGATAGCCAGCGACAGGAGAATCGCTGCACCCTTACCCATAAAGGGGTCCTTACTAACGACCATCATGAACCCAGACAGGATCGCCACAACCGCGGCGAGGGTTACGACCCCCTGGATAGCCTTACCGGTATCCATGGACCCAAGAGTGTATACTGCCAAAGACAGAATGACACATGATGCAGCAAGAGCAAGAAGGATTCCAGCGCCCTTCTCGACTCCCTTGGTGGCAGCCATCTTGGTCATGAATTCCTGCATGGTCATCATGAGGACCTTCATAGCAACCATACCGACTACAGCACCCTTGAGATCCATTCCGGCAAGAATCCGGACAGCAGTTGCCATCAGGATCATAGCGGCACCCATAGCAATGAGCATAGCCACAATACGAACGCTGTCATTCTTGAAGGCCACCATTTTAGTCATGGACTCAAGCATATCATCCATCATCTTGAAGAGATACTTCAGGACAGCCAGGGTGACGAGGAGCTTTGGCGCCGGAACCAGAGACATCAGAATCAATGCTCCGGCTAGGACACCGAGAGCAATTGCAATCGTCAGAAGGGCCTTAGCCTTAACCTTCTGCTCGAATGCCTCAAGGACTCCTCCGAGCTTATCGAAGATGTTGCCGAGTTTATCAGCGACATTTCCGATCTTGTCAAAGTTCTCCTTGAAAGAGTTGATCCATCGAGTGAAAGCAATGAGCACCCCACCGCCAATGGCCCCGACAAGGATCTTACCCATGTCATAGGACTTGAGGTTGGAGTTCGCTTGACTCATCGCGGTACCGATAGAGCCGAATGCGTTCTTAGCGCCTTCCTTCACCTTAGGAGCGAAGGTGTTTACCACGAAGTCCTTGAACTCGACGAACTTCTGCTTGATGGTATTGAAGAGCTCGGGGAGATGAACCGCTCGAGCGACCTGTTCGATGTCTTCGAACCACTTCTTAAGGAAGTTCTCCTTGGCGGCCTGACCAGTTTCCTTAGCAGCCTGGGCTGCGGCGGTTCCAACCTCGGAGACAGCACCAGCCGCCTCCTTGGCCTTAGCCTTGACCTCGCCGTGGCCGTTAACCCAGTCGCGGAAAGAGACGGCTACTTCCTTGACCTTACCGCCGATGTCGGAGAAAGCCTTACCAAGGTGGTCCCAAACACTACTATTTTGAATAGTGTTCCACGTATCGACAAGTGCATCCTTCAGCTCAATGAGTTTCTCCTTGAGCCACTGGACTTTCTCAGAAATCTTGAGCTTGTTACCTAGTTCATCAAACTTGGCGCCCAACTTCGAGACAATCGCCTCGGAAGTGGTCATATTGCTGAGGTCGAAGCCCTTAAAGTACTCGGATAGAGCGGACTTACCGGAAGTAAGCTTAGCCTTCAGCTTGTCGCCGACGGTCTGGCCAAATTCGTGTAGCTTGGTCTTAGCCTTGTCGATTCCACTGTGGATAGAATCCATAGCCGCAGAGAACTGCTGTCCGACAACCGAGTTCTTCAGAGCGTCCTTAACGAGTCCGAACTTCGAAGAAAGGCCTTTGAGAGCGTTTGCTGCTCCTGTGACCTTTCCGCCGAAGTCAAGCCACATAATGAAGTCATGGATCTTATCTACAACCCATTTGATAGCTTTACCGAGAAGATCAATCGGTGGTAGAAGAAGCTTGAGTAGCTTTCCGCCAAGATCCAGCTTTGTGAACCACTGGTCGAAGTAATAGATCGCCTTACCAATAACTTTTGTAATCTGGAAAACACCAGAGTTAATCCCGGTAAAGGCTGGGAATAGTGCCCCGATAATATGCGACGCAACAGTAAAGACGACCTGAGCAATCTCGCCCAGGATGGTGGCGAAGATATGAAAGACCGAGAATACGCCAGTGAATGTCCACTTCAACTTCTCAGCAAAGTTATCCGTAATGATGAGCTTTGCCGTGAAGTCTGAAAATGCCTTTGTTGCTCGAGCAAGTCCTTCAGCGCTAGCGCCACCAAACACCTTCTCGAAGGCGTAACCGATAGATCCAAGGACCTTGATTATGGCTTGGAAGATGTTCGACAGACCCTGAACGAGAGCAGTGCGCCCGCCAAGGTCCTTCCACATCTGGAGGAACCCGTTTCTAGCCTTTGCACTAGCGCCGATAACCCCACCAAGCCAGTTGCTGATGGAGGTAAAGAGCGTAGTGGCTTCCTCAAAGTCACCGAACAGGATCTCGAAGGTCTCGGCCCAACCAGAACCGATAGCTTCCTTGGTAGTGTCTATCAGCTGGCTGAACGTACGGACCTTGGTTGCGGCATCGAAAGCATTCTGAGCGAACAGCTTCATCTTAGCTGCCTGCTCTTCCGAGTACCCCATTTCAACAAGCTGCGCCTCAGACAAGTCGTTCGTGAGAGCAGTCAAGGTCTTAGTCATGACCTCAGCGGTCAGCCAGTTTTCCTTGAGGGACTCTCGGAAGCTACCCTGCTTAGCGATAGCGGCATCAACACCGGTACCCATAACACGGGCGGTCTCGATGAGGGCGTTTCGGAATCCTTCGCCTCCCATACCGGCGTTAACAACAGAGTTCCAGTCCTGGAGGTGAACCACGCCAGCTGAGATGGCCTGCGAAAGCTGTGTGTATGCAGTAGAAGCCTGCTGGGCGGTAGAACCGGATGCCGCGGCGAGGTTAGACAGACCCTTAATGGAGGAAACCGAGGTCTGCAGGTCTACACCAGCCGCAGTAAATAGACCAATAGCGTTGGTCATGTCACTAAAGCTGTAGATCGTCTTGTCGGCGTAAGTATTCAGGTCCGCAAGGGAAGCCTTGACCTCTGAAAGAGTTGTACCCTTCTCAGCCGTGTTCGCCAGGATGGTCTGAATTGATTTCATTTTGAGCTCATACTCATTAAAGCCATCTTTAATGGTATTGAAGAACCCAGAAACTACCTGGCTTCCAGCACTTAATGCTGCCGCGCCAAGTCCACCGAATGCAGCGACACCGAGCCCCTGCATGACGGTCATGTTCTTACCAATCTCGAGAGCCTTAGACGCTAGATCTCCGAGAGTGGTATTCTTGGCAATCTCGCCGATTCGAGAAAGACCATCTGCAGCACCCTGCATCTTGAGGGAATCCTTGAGTCGATCCATGCTGGACGCGGATTCCTTGATCGCGGACAGGAACTGCTTGTTATTCATCTTGAGCGAGACTACCCGCTCGTCAATAGTTGCCACTACTTAGTGACCTCCTTCCAGGCCTTCTTCGCTATCTTGTCGAATACGGGCCTGATAGCGGGGTTGATGTAGTCTCGGCCGACGACGTACCCGCCATTACGGGTGCCGTGACCATATTGCAAGATGACGGCGATGTTCACGCCGTTATTTACGTGTGAGTTTGTCCAGGTGATCTGCCAGTTGTTACCGGTTCTCGTGACTTCGTAGTTCCAGCTAGCTGCCGTCTCGCCCGACCTGGAGGGGGTCGCCGCCTTGAGAGCAGAAACCCCCTCCTTGCCGAACTGATTCATGATCAGAGCCAGGTCCAACTTCGTCATTCGGTCAAACCAATTCCTGGTGAGTTTCCAGTCTCCCTGGCTCTCGATCGTAATCATGATTCTCCTAGACTAGAGATTCGGAGTAGATGTTAGCTACTCCTGAGACCATGCATCCGATAGCGCCCTTAGCGAGCCCGTCATCGTACGCTTGTCTCGTTGGGCAGATGTGTGCCCATACCGGTTTACCAAGGGCGGTAGTTCGTCTCCAAACCTCGTCGCTGGCTTCCCAGGACATACCAATGTAATCCCAGGGCTTGTACCACTCGTTGATCCGACCGTCAGTAACCTGATCCGGGTAGGAATACCCCCAGCACTTCCAACCATCGGACTTCCACTGATTGGCCAGCCATCCAGCATCGATCGAGAACTTCCAGATGATTCGCCCTTGGGCATCAGACGGGAAGAACTTCTTCAACTCCTGCCACTGAGCAGCAGAATATTTCGGATCGAGTACAGTGATATGGCTTGAGCCGTAGGCCGCGAAGTACTCCTCGACAGTCATAAATGGCTCACCGATGGTGGTGTACTTCTTAATATCCGCCCAAGTCATTTCAGTGACGGGGGTATCTGGGGCAGTCTTATCTACTCGCTGAAGGGTCCGGTCATGGTTAAGGAACCACACGCCGTCCTTCGTCTTCTGACAAGACACCTCAAGGGCACCAGCGCCATACATTACGGCATTGGTGTATGCCCGCATAGACGCCTCAGGCCAGCTTACTGAGCCACCCCGGTGGGCAATGAGGAATCCACGAGTGATCATCATCGTCCCGATGTCCTTATACCCTCGAGGTACGGCCCTCATGGTTGCCGGTCGCTCTTCATCGTTTTGGTATACAAATACCAGATTGGTCGTGGCTGACCCTACAACCTCAACTCCTGGGACTTGTGGTTTAGGCTGTACAGGGTTACTCTCTTCAAGTTCAACCCATGCGTAAGCCCTTGCTCCAAAAGTCTCTTTGACCGAATTGGCTATAGCACCGATGGTCAATGACCACGCACCATTGGTTACTCGCTTACCTCCAATAGTAACATCTTGTGCCTCAGGTGGGTACCATACTGGTTCTTTTGTAGACGAGTATGCGTGATACTGAACTGCTACGAGATTCTTCTTAGATGCATCTAAGGTCGGAATACCCGGCTGCCATTGGTGTATCGTGTAGTTAGACACGCCTTCGATAGAGTAGAGAATAAAATTTTCTCTAGCATCGTTTGGAGAATCGCTGTTGAATTTAATATTCTTATCCAGGTCCTCCTGGGCGCATCGTTTTACAGCGATGTACCCAGATCTGCCGTTCGCGTCACTGGTGTACTTAAAATCCCAACCGGCAGGTGGCCTAGCTTTAGTATTTCCATACTGTGAAGCATAAAATACAACCAGCAGGTCACCGACCCTGGCCCTACTTCCTAACAGAAAATAAGTACCAAACCCATTGGCTTCTGATCCACGTCCGCCAGAAAGATTAACTTTCAATCCCGGTTTTGGCGTCTCGTAGACGTTGAAGTTGTGGATCGTTATGTCGTTCGCCGTACCAGGGACAGCAATCGAGGGCGTCCAGAGTGGATAGGCGTTGGTAGGAAGCTCGAACTCAAACCGGAGAGCAGCATTAGCCCCACCACGGATGTTCCAGGTTGTGATGAAGTCCTGCTTACCAGTGGTCTTCTTTCCCGCCTCAAACCAGTTGGCTCGCATGGCAATCTGAGTGTCTTGATCTGCTGAGTACGTGATCTCAACAGTCCACTTGCGATCGCCGACGGTATAGGCAGACGACTCGAAGGGGGTGGAGCTGGATCCCTTTTTGATCAGCCGACCGTCCCCTACTCGCGCCCCGTTACCTCCCCACCAGGATCCAATTACTGGGAATACGCTAGCCATTACTTGGCCCGCCTAACAATCACCGTCCCGGACGGAGTCCCAGCAGGCACAGGGTCATCAGGTCCGAGGACAATCATCTTCGGGACCTCCGGAATCTTGAGATTGTCGACCTTCAGCTTGAGCTTCAGGTACCCCTTGAGCCACGGGATGATCAGCTCCCGGATCTCAGCGCCCGGAGGGTTCTCGTACGGGTTACCAACCGGGTGCCACTGACCACCATTTTGAGGATCCTCAACAAGGAAGCCGTCGGTGACGTAGAGGTGGCTGATTGCAAGGTTGTCCGCCTTGTCGAAGACCTTCTGGTAGTTCTCGGAAGTGACTGAGTGTACCACTGCCCACCAGCGAGTGGACGGATAGGCCTTCATGTGGTCTGGAAGAATTGGAGAGGTCGGATTCTCCTCGAGGAACTTAGCAGCCGTCCCTTCGAACATCATACAGACATCGAAGTCGAGGTCGCAAACCGCCTGTGAGATGTTGGATCCGGTATTGATTGCGATAACAAAGTCCAGTCCATTCTCCCGGCGGATCGTGTCGATCAGATCCTTGTACCACGGAAGACGATCTTTTCGAGCATCCCAGCCGTTGATCACCTCGTCAAGGAAGACTCCCTGAACCAGGTCACCGTACCAATGTTTAGCCCGCTTAAGCTGCTCAAGGATGTACTCCTTGGTGAACTTAGCTGCGTTCGGAATGCCTCGGTTATCCTCAGCATCTGGATTGATTGCAGCTCCGTACTGGGTCTTGATGTAGAACAAGACCTTCTTAGCACCAGCACCCAGAGCGAGTTCGCCCTGCTTCTGGAAGTCTACCTCCTGAGCCTCCCAGTCACCGCTGTTGCGGTTCAGGATGACATACCCAAGGTTGTCTCGGAACTTCAGCGTCTGGGCCCACTTGGAGAACTGTCCAGGCTTTCCATCCTGGTAGTAGTCGGGCCAGTAGTAGGTAACCGGGGAGTAGTACCGAGCACCGTTCTTAAATGGGTTGGTCTGTCGGAGTGCGTCTTCGACATCAGCCTTCTCGCCGTACGTCTGAGCCGCTTCCGCCTTGGTGAGGTAATTATCGAGCTGTGGAGTTACAGCATCCTGACCGGCCGGGCCACGCTCTCCAGCAGGTCCGGGAGGACCCTGCGGTCCAGGAGGGCCAGCGGGTCCAACTGCACCATTATCGCCCTTGGGTCCGGGTTGACCATTTGCTCCGGCGGGACCAGCAGGTCCGGCGGGACCCGGAAGACCATTGTCACCTTTAGGTCCAGGGGGACCAGCAGGTCCTCGAGGTCCTTCGGGGCCAGGTACCGGGGTTCCTCCAGCTCCGCCTCCAGCAGGTCCAGGGGGACCCTGAAGACCCCGAGGGCCTTCCGGTCCAGCAGGTCCACGCTCCCCCGCATCGCCCTTAGGCCCGGGAGGTCCAGCGGGACCAGCATCACCCTTGGGTCCTCGAGGGCCGATTGGGCCAGGAGAACCAGCCCCTCCGCCACCTCCACCGCCGAACGGAAGCGGGGAGATCTCAGGTGTGGGGTCAGCGGACATGATGTCGACAGTTCCACCCTGAGTCAGAGCAACGTGCTTGACGATATCGAACTTTGGGGAATCGATGTAGATGGTGTGGGTCCAGGCGCCAGAGGGTGTTACTCCAGCGCCCGGAGCCAGCACCTCGATGTTGACAGCGCCAGCCTGGTCTGTCCGAACCATGTGCTCGCGCATCGAGACTGCGGCACCTTCGACGGTAGCCGTAGCGCCCTTAACGTCAGGAACGATTCGGACAAGAGCCCGACCATTCTCTCCTCCAGGAATAATTCCCGTTAAAGTACAGTATGGCGCTGCCATTTTGAGCCTCCTACGGCTGTTCGGCCCTGTCGAGCAGGGCGTTCACCTTAGTGTTTGTCTCGGCTCCGTAGACGCCATCGACCTCAGCGCCGACTGCAGCCTGAACGGCCTCTACGGTCGCGTCGTGAGCCTCCTCAGAGGCCTCACCCCAGATACCATCCTGCTCAGTGCCGACCACGGACTGCGTGAATGCCACACCGAAGGGGAAGGTCTTCCCGCCCCACTCGGAAGCCGCGGCAAGAGCGTAGCAGCGAGACCGAGTGTTCGGCCCGGCGACATTGTCGGGGGTCGCCCGGACTGCACGCTGCAGCGAACGGATGTCAGCAGGGCCAGCGGGAGCAGTGTTGCTCGGAGAGTCGGTGTACGCAGGCCGGATCACATAAGCGATCGACTGATTACGGACACGCCGCCAAACACCGTTCCCAGCAGACTGAGAGCCGTAGCTGCCAGACGAGGTGTTGCCCTCGATCGTCTGGAGCGTGCCGCCGCCAAGATTCTTCTCGACGAAGCCCACGTGGTCCGTGCCGCCTCCGTCCCAGTCGTAGATGACGACATCGCCCGGTCGGGCGTCGTAAACTGATACGAAGTAAGCGTCAGGGTGCTGGCGGACCTGGTTGACGGTGTAGTCAGTGTTAAAGGAGAATCCTCCAATAGCGTTAATCTGCCCGCACTCGTCCAGACACATGCTGACGAAGAGCATGCACCACCAAACAGAGTCGGACGGTCCAGCAAGCCACTGCTGACCAGTTCGAGCGGCCCAGTATCGTCCAGCTTCGGATCCGGGCTGAGGGTCGTCTGGTGCATAGTAACCAATCCTCGCTGCGGCGCGAGCGAGTACCTGATCTGCGACGCTCACTTCATCACCTCAGTAGTCTGGGACACGTGAATGTCCTTGTCTTCCATAGGATCAGTGCCGATGTGGGCCTGCGGAGCAAGCGCCTCCTCGGGAATGTCTTCGTGACTGATCATTGTTATCCCTTCGAACCAAGCTTCGCTCGCCTGGCTCTGTTGAGTTCCCGGTTCCGTTCCATAATCTCGGACTGGGACATCTTCTTATCGGGCTGGTTCTTTTGGTTGCATACCCGAATGAGTGTGAGTAGTCGGTTGATGTGCCAGGTCTCACACTCGAAGGGGATCTGGCAAGCAATCATCCAGTAGTAGATTAGTTCGGAGGATGTGTACTCTCCAGATCCAGACTCTCCACCCGTCTCTCGGATGGTGGTTGCGGTCATCGTGTCTGCCATGTAGGCGCTAATACGATCGACCTCAGATGGGGGAATCCTATCCAGGAGCGACGGGTCGTATTCTTCATCAGTGATCATACACTTGATGTAGAGCGCCATCTCATCAGATGTGATCTTGTCGTTCCCGATGAGGTGTTTATGGGTGATTGACTCCCATTTTGACAGCGCGACCAGGTTGTGCTCCAGGTGTAGGATTCCGCCAGGCATAGAGACAAAGGTGCCTGTCTCCTCGTCGAACCCGTCGAGATCCGGGATAGAAACTATAAGCATTGCAGGCACCGAGGGCCCAGGAGTCTAGGTCTCTGAGCCCCCGGTGTGGTATATCAGCCTGCGAAGTGC